TCTTAAAAAGTAGAACAGAAAAACTTACAGAAGACGTAGAAAAATTAATTAGAAACGGGAGTGGACACTAATGGTAGAAATGGTTTTTGCTTTGTTGTTATTACAAGACCACAAAATTATAGAGCATCGTTATCACAAGTCATTATCTAGCTGTATGAAAGCTAGACGTTATGCGATGAAGGACAGAAGTCCTGGCGAAAGAGTTACGTTTAAATGCATTCAATCTAAAGCAAACGTAGAAGTATACATGGGAGAGAAAAAAATTCTTTCATTAATCCTTGACTAAAAAAAACAACAAGATTGCAAAAGAATTAAGAGATAGACGTTATCATCAACGTGTGGTAAAGTCTAAGAAAGCATATGACAGGAAAATATATAAAACTACACGCAGAGATAGTGAACGGGAAATGTCCGACTTGTCATGAATTGACAATACTCGTTGGACTGACACCAGAATTATTTAGATGTATAAGTTGTGGAGCAGATCTGCAACAACATGTAAATGGTAAAATAAGTTATCTACCATCACTCAGTCCTAGAACGAAAATGACAACTTTAGAAGAATTATTTGGGTATGGCGAGAAAGTTTAAAGCATTTGTCGAAAGACCGAAACCTCGTAAACGTCCAAGACGTCATACAAAAAAACTCAATAAACACGTAAAAAGATCCACAAAAAAATATAATCGACAAGGTCGAAAACAATAGTTGACAAACTCCCAAAAAATCCTATATTACAATTATGAAAGAAAAAATAATAACAATAAAACCAAAAGGAATATCTCAAAAACAATGGTCTAGTTTTTTATTAGAATTAAATCTAATGAAAAAAGCATGGAAACCATACGGTGTTGACGTAGAAATAAAAGCACCAGGTTTAAAGAACATTATTAAATGGGGTACTACAATAAACAATGAACCAAAAAGAAATAGACGAACTGGCAATAAAGTGGAACAAGACGAGAGATCCGAAGTATAAAGAACTTTGGTACAAAAAAGTCGGAGAGGCGGCAAATGGAATTGATCGTACTGAACGATGGCGTTTATCAGTTAGTTCCTGTAACAAAACAGATGATGGAACATATGTCTTTATTGGTAAACGAACTAAATTTATTTGAGTTGTGTGACATACTAAGATTAAAGTTAACAACTTATTTAGATTATCCTGTAAATGCTCACGTCATGAATGATGGTAGTGGTCACTTATATGGATGTATACAAAATTAATGGCCCATTGGTCTTCGATGCTATGCTCGACAGAGTTAGGAATAATCCCGGGTGAGACCTACCGGGAGCCATACAAAATAGAAAAGGCGGTGCCTCATATTCACAAATGCTTCGCGCTAAGATCACTGAGGTTAGCATATCGGCAAACCCGAGCGTTCCAGACCTTTGGCTTCCCAGGAGTACGTGCACGGAAACTGGGAGGTTTGAAATGAATAAACCTACCCTATGAGGGAAATTAATAAAGGGTAGGTAATGGTGAGAAGATACTCACGCATTACCACAATTTGACTAAGGTGTCAAATTTTGTGGGTTGACCTTGTGGTTGTGGTTCAGGATAACAACCAAATTTTATATAAATATTGTATTTATTAACGTCTTCACGTCCTATTTCTTTTATTTTATCTAATGACATTTCATAACCTCTGACCATACAATCATAGCCCTCGTCAAATTTTTCAGGAATTTTGTAAGGATCTAGGCATGTACCACCCACCTGAGAACAAATTAATATTGCTAGAATAAATTTCATTGACAATCCTACATTATATATTATATATAAAACTTAATTATGAAAGGAAACACTTATGACAGATATGACTAAGTATAAAAATGTTTCTCTATCAAAGCCAACATACGCTCTTTTAGAGAAATTATCAAAGGTAATATTGCCCGATGGAAAGCTATCTATATCAAAAACAATAGAAGTAATTACAAATGAGAAAGCGAGAAAACTAAATGGCAAAGTTAAAAATAAAGCAGGTTAAAAAATATATCTGTGACACTTGCCATGGTAACGGATACGTTAGGGTGGCTACACACGATAAACCACAATTAGATTTTAGAGACGACAGTCAAGTGCATCAATGTTGGGACTGTGACTCTGAGGGTGAGTTTTGGATCAGTGAAGAAGATCATACAATACAATAATGGTTAGCGAAACTGATATAAGTTACATCGCAGGTTTGTTTGATGGTGAAGGATGCATCACCTACAAACAATATATGCGTAAACGTAAACACCAGAAAAAAGCATATCCAACATGGTCCATTAGAATGGAAATGTCTATGACTGATGAGTCTGTTCTGCGTTGGGTCCATGAGGTATTGGGTGTCGGAACTGTTGGCGAAAAAAGATATAAGACTGCTTATACTGTTGGTTGGAAAAAACAATGGCGATGGAGATGTCAATTCAGAGATGCATATTTCGTGGCTCGTTTGTTTTGGCCATACTCACATGTAAAGACTGAAGGTATACAAAAGATCATTGATCACTACGGCGACCATAAAGTGATGAATGGTAATATTGTTGACTTAGAAGCTTATAAATTATGGATGAATGCTGAATGACAATGTATCATGGTTTAGGAATGTTTATCTTTGGTATGTTTGCCATTATTATTGGCGCGATTATAGCTTATTATATTATAAATAAGGTGATGAAAGACGATGAAGAAAAATAATAAATACAACTACGTCGAAGGTACACAAATCACGGACCATGGATCACGGGTCTATGATGTTGCAGGACACAGGTTACCGAGTGTAACTACAATACTCGGTAAAACTAAAAATCAAGAATTTTTGAAAGAGTGGAAAGCTAAAGTTGGTGAAGCAGAAGCAGAACGTATAAAGAATTTATCGAGCGTGCGAGGCACTGCCATGCATAAATATCTGGAATCTTACATACAAGAATTAGGATACGAAGATCTCACAGATACAGGAGTACAAGCAAAGTCAATGGCAGAAAAGGTTATAGAGATAGGACTGGCGCCGGTCGATGAATACTATGGATCGGAGGTCACCATGTATTACCCTGGGCTGTATGCAGGCCAGACTGATTTGGTTTGCATGCATAACGGGGAAGACGCCATAGTAGATTTTAAACAAGCTAACAGACCTAAAAAGAAAGAATGGATAGAAGACTACTATCTGCAAATAGCAGCCTATGCTATGGCCCATGACTACGTACATAAGTCTACGATTAAAAAAGGAGTGATTATGGTTTGTACTCCTGACCTGTACTACCAGGAGTTTGTTGTTAGTGGGGCAGAATTAAGGCAATACAAACATAAGTTTTTGAAGAGATTGGACATGTATCATGAACTAAAGTTTGATGAAAAAGAAAGGTACAACTCTGAAAAGGAGAACGAAGAATATTTAAAAGAACTACAGGAGAAACTATGAATGATAGACTGAAAGAAGTAATGAAAGCGAGGTATCAGGCAGTGATAGAAGACTGTAAATACAAAATTAAGTGTTACAGTGACCAGGAGATTATCATACCTGAACACCCAGATATTACGCTAGAAGTAGATAAATTGTTAGAAACCATGGCAAATGCTGAGGAAAAATTGGCTACAATCGAGCTACATTATGGCGACAGTAAGGCAGAAAAAGCTATACTATAGGGATCTAGAAAGTTTTAAAAAATTTTTTAAAAAAAGTAGCAAAAAAAAGTGTACTTTTGTACTTTTGGTCTAGAAGTGTTGATTTATATGACTTTAGGGTGGACAGATTATGGTACAAATCATGTTTAGGTGGACAGATTATTTTGTACTTTAGGATGCCCTACGCGCGCGCGAGTCAATTATTTTAAAATTTTTTAAACTTTTTAGATCCCTATATGCTATAAAGGCTTATGCCTAGGAAAAGAAGAAAAGCTATTGCCTCAACTGAAACTCCCGACATACCTTATCCTAAAGTCCGGGTGGAATGGATCGATTGTGTGAGTGATTCGGGCTGGGCTACTGAGAAAGAATTTGATAGAATGAAATTAGCAAAACCAGTCAACGAAGGTTGGCTATATTCAAAAGATAAGGACTCTGTAAAACTCTTTGCCTCGTATGATAAAGATGAAGACGGAATTACTTTTGGGGATCGGACGATGATTCCTCGACAGTGGGTAAAGAAGATTCAGAAGATTTAATGTCAGATGACTCCCCCTCAACAGTCTTCGCGTTTAGAAGCGGTTCGTAATCGGATAGAATTTGTTTCATTTTGTTTTCTAGCTCTGCTTCTGATAGGTCCTCTAGTTTTCCTGTTTTTATTATTTTGCGGTCTATATATAATCCTGCTGCTTTTCCTCGGTTTGCTTCAGCATTTACCGCAGAAGAAAACGAACCCTTTTTCAAAGCTGCTTCTCGCAATCGAGCGAGTTCTGCAACGTGTCCCTCGTAAGTAACTTCATGTTTCTTTAGTCTCTCTTCTTTTAATTCACCTATTAGTTTAACAACAAGAGGTGACAATCTAGGATTGCATAGTTCTGATCCCTCTTGTCTTGCACGTTTAGGACTGTATCCAGCTGCAAGTGCTGCCTCTGTTTGTGTCATTGGTCCATCAGGTCCACCGAATACTAAAAATTCAGCAAACCTTCTTTGCATTTCTGTAAGTCTCTTTGGTAGTCCCATGTTGACAATTTAAGGTAACTATCCTATATTGTCAACTATGAAAGTACGTAAAGACGATAGAGGAGAACACGATTTAGAAGCAGTAATTGAAAGATTAAAATTAAGAGTTAGAGATTTGGAAGAGATAAATAAAAAACACCAAGAGTTAAATGGTAAACTTCGAAAGGAATTAGAGGATGTTCGTAAAACACCTACAGGAATATCTAGATAAATTTACTGATGGCAAGAAAGGTACAGCTGTATCCAACGCCACAATCTATATGCAGGTTGGAAACCACTTAGAACAAATTGGAAGAATTGAAGTTCAAGAAGCAAATTTAATTGGACAGGATTCTATTCGTGTGGTATTGAAACCAACAAAAGAGCAGTTAATTATCGCGCCTACCCCCATCGGATAGACACCCTAGTTACCTTGAAACCAGAACGAAAATTTTATGAAAAGATTAAAAAATCTTTTAAGCGATTCTCGCTTATTAGACTTGAAAATAATAGCTTACATGGCACTCCTGATCTATTGGTCTGCAATGATTCTGGCCACTTTTTCACAATAGAATTAAAAGTTACGAAGAGTAACAAGGTACGTTTCTCACCTCATCAAATTGCTTTTCACGTGAAGCATCCACACAATACATTTATCATGGTCCAGCACCTCGGTTCAGGCACCGTGAAACTTTTTCGTGGTTCTCAAATTTTGGAGCTTGAAGCTTGTGGCTTGGAGCTTGAAGCTTGCTGCTTGGGGCTTGAAGCCTGTGGCTTGTGGCTTTCATCGCTTGGAGCTTGAGGCTTGCTGCTTGAAGCTTGTAGCTTGGGGCCCGGACCAGTCGCACGCTCGCTTGCAGCCGTCGCTTCAGCATCGCTAATGGCCTGGTCCAGTTTATTACGTAGCTTTCGTAATTCTGTATAATATTTTGGATGTTTAAATTCGTGCATTAATGTTTACCGTATGAAACTACTTTTACAGCAGGATCCCAACATTGTCTACAGTCCCCACACTTGCCGCCCTGGTTAGGGGCCGGGCAGCTCGCGCCAGTGTCAACAACCATCGAAGAGTTGGGCCACGTGTCCACCCGCTGGCCCATCATAGGAGGTGAGAACCTGATCACCAGGTTGGCCGGCTTCCGGTCCAGCTCGTTCTTTATCCATGCTTCACGGGTTGGCAGCCAGTGCCTGGTCTCCGGTGTAGCTTCGCAGATCTTATAAATATTGTTTAAATGCTCTAAGCTCTGAACATCGCCGGCATCGTGCCATCTAAACCACTTCTGACGCTTGATGATTGTTATCATTGCATCCACCCAACGCGGGTCCTTCATTGCTTCCAGTCTCCGGTACTGTGCAGCCTTGATGGCCTTGTACCTGGTGTAATTACCCTTGAGCGCGTAACAGCTGGCACAGACTGAGCCTGGTATTTTCCGGAGCTTCGAACCTGTCTTACACTCCCAGGCTGGCAGGCTGTAGCTCAGGCCGGGCATTTTACTTGTCTTTGTAAATGAGTCTGTAATTTTAATTGCTTCTTTTACTTTCATAATTATTTATCCTTTATTATCCTATAACATGGATCCGGCCAGCTGTCAAGCTTGCAGCTTGGAGCTTGCGGCTTGGGGCTTGGAGCTTTGAACCCGTCGCGCTTGC